GAGACTAAGACTCTCCACATGACCATGAAAGAATACTGTACCTGGAAGGATGAGAATCCTGAGTGGGACAAAGATTGGTCACAAGGTTGTGCTGGTGTCGGAGAAGTCGGAGACTGGCGTAACAAAATGAACAAGACTCACCCAGGTTGGGGTGAGCACATGAAAAAAATGGCAAACATGCCTGGTTCAAAAGTAGAGTGGTGAAGTATGCCTAGAGGAAGAAACAAAGCTCCTGGAGCGAAGATGACTGCCAAGCAGATGAGAAGGAAGAAGCCTATCAATGAGGACTATCTTCTCAAGGTCGAACCGTTGACAGAGAATCAAACAGTAATGTTTGATGCCTATGAGTCTGGCAAGAATCTATTTGCTTATGGTTGTGCTGGTACTGGTAAAACATTTGTTGCTTTGTACCTAGCACTACGTGATGTTCTTAGTGAGAATACACCTTACGAGAAAGTATATCTTGTACGTTCACTGGTTGCCACGAGGGAGATTGGTTTTCTTCCTGGCACTCACGAAGATAAAGCATCTCTATACCAAATTCCTTACAAGAATATGGTAAAATATATGTTTGAGATGCCTGATGACAACTCTTTCGAGATGTTGTATGAGAATCTCAAAGCACAAGAGACTGTATCGTTCTGGTCTACATCATTCCTCCGTGGTACTACACTGGACAACTCCATTGTTATCATTGATGAGTGTCAGAACCTGAACTTCCACGAACTTGACAGTATCATCACCCGTTGTGGTCAAGATACTAAGATCATCTTCTGTGGTGATGCTCGTCAGTCTGATCTCCAGAAGTCCAATGAACGTACAGGTATCATTGACTTCATGAAGATCATTCAAAGTATGGAAGAAGACTTCCAGATGGTAGAGTTCGGCATCGAAGACATCGTTCGCTCTGGTCTTGTCAAGAACTATCTTATTGCTAAACTTAATCTAGGATTCTAGTATGCTCTTTAATCATGTAGGGATTGACAATCCTGTTGAGATGAACACAGTTACAATCGATGGGAAGAGATACTATGTGACACCACAAGGTAACAAGTATCCGTCAATCACTACAGTGATTAGTAACAACTCCAAGAAGCAGAAGTCACTTGCTAAATGGAGAGCAAGAGTTGGTAAGGAGAAAGCACAGGGTATCTCTACTCGTTCAGCGACTAGAGGTACTCGCTATCATAAACTTGTCGAAGATTATCTAAACAATATTCTAGACAAGACCAAGTATAAGGACATGCCTTTGCCTTGGTTCATGTTCAATACATCCCAAAAAGTCCTGGACCGTATAAATAATATATACCTACAGGAAGCAGCACTCTATTCAGATGTGCTAAAGATCGCTGGTCGAGTTGATTGTATAGCAGAATTCGATGGTGTTTTATCCATCATTGACTTTAAGACTTCAGCGAAACAAAAACCTGAAAACTATCTGCTGGACTATTATGTTCAGGAGTGTGGCTACGCTTGTATGCTTCAGGAGTTGTATGGAATTACCGTACAACAATTGGTGACTATTGTAGCAACAGAAGAGGGAGACCCACAAGTGAGCGTGGTCCGTCCCAAAAAAGAATATCTAATTTTGTTACAACAGTACATCCAAGAATACCAAGACAAACATGCCGAAAGATCTGGAGGATAAATTTATGACGACTGCGAAGTTTTCGCAGGAGGTGGAAAAGGTAGCATTTGAAAACGAAATGAATTACATTGATGCTATCGTATTTTACTGTGAAAAAAACGAGATCGAAATCGAATCCGTTCCTAAACTAATCAGCAAACCACTTAAGGAAAAACTTAAGTATGATGCCCAGAAGTTAAACTTCATGAAGAAAACTAGTCGAGCTAAGTTGATGCTACTATGAGTAACTTTTTTCAATCGGAGATGGTAAGAGGAGACATCCAAGAAATGATGGAGCTCCAGCGTTACTGTTTCCAAGCAGCACATGCTTTTCCAGTCTTGAGTCATGAAAAGAAACTAGAATACTTTAATATTCTAGAAGAACTTATTGAAAAGCAAAAGATTTTCAATGCTAGGATGAGTCTTAGTGATGATCCTGAAGCAACCGAGATGGTTGAGAGCATGAAGATCGCTGCTGTTATGTTAGGTGGCGATGCCAATAAGTCCATCAATGAGATCTTTGATGATCTCCTCTCCAAGGTTGCCTCCATGAGGGACAGGTTGGAGAGTGGCACAGAGGAGTGACATCCTCACCCGCCTTTGCTATACTAACTTCGTTGGGCAGATGAGTCGGGGAGACCCGCCTGTACGTAAGACCCAACTATCCAACACATCCGAGATATCCAATGTCCTTTTCCGATCTAAAGCGCAAGTCCCAGAACAATTTCCAGTTCCTCCAGAAGGAACTTGAGAAGTCCAGCACTGAGAAATCAGGTGCCGACGAACGACTCTGGAAGCCCGAACTTGACGCTAGCGGTAACGGTTATGCCGTTCTCCGCTTCCTGCCTGCTCCCGAAGGGGAGACTGTGCCCTGGGCAAAACTGTACTCCCATGGTTTCCAAGGTCCTGGTGGTTGGTTCATCGAGAACTCTCTCACCACCCGTGGAGACAAAGACCCTGTGTCTGAGTACAACTCTGTGCTGTGGAACAACGGCACCGAAGCTGGCAAGGAACAAGCACGTAAGCAGAAACGTAAACTGTCTTACTACAGCAACATCTATGTTGTGAAGGACCCCAAGAACCCCGAGAACGAGGGCAAGGTGTTCCTGTATCGTTATGGTAAGAAGATCTTTGACAAGATCATGGGTGCCATGCAACCTGAGTTCCAGGACGAGACTCCTGTGAACCCTTTCGATCTTTGGGAAGGTGCTAACTTCAAACTGAAGATCAAGACCGTTGCTGGTTATTGGAACTATGACTCCAGTGAGTTTGATCGTGTTGCTGCCTTGGCATCTAATGATGACGAACTCGAAGCAATCTGGAAGCAAGCATACAGTCTCGAAGCATTCACTGCTGACGATCAGTTCAAGTCTTACGACGAACTGAAGGCACGTCTGGATGCTGTGCTGAATGTTGGTCGTGCTCCTGCTGCTCCTAGCGTCAACGATGAAGAGTATGATCCCGCTCCTGTAAGTGGTGGGTTCAACGACTCAGACATCACCCCTCAGTCTTCTTTCCGTGAGAAGATGAGTGCCAACACATCGGATGATGACGACGCTCTGTCTTACTTCGCCGCTCTCGCTAACGACGACTGATGAGATGGACATACGAGAGGGTCTGCTTGACCCTCTTGGTCATCGCTACTTACTACGCTTTGCTTTTTAAATAATGGATGTAGTTCACGCTTGGAATTCCATGTCCTATGGAGAAGGGTTTCTCTTCTCCCTCTGGGTCATCGGAATGTATTACATTAAACTCCGTATGGATCGGTACTTCACTCGATGAAAAAGATTGCTTCGGTTATCTTTCACCCACTCACTATTATGAACCTAATGATCTCTGGATCACTAGGATTGATTGAGTTTGTCCATACCAAAGCACACCATACTCTAGAACAAGATGTCCACGGACATGTTCATAGAGCATTAAAAAAGAACCCAGAGCTAGCACGTTCTACCTGCTGGGAACTTGATGATTAGACTCCAGTCTGTTTCAGTCTGTTGCTAACATAATCAGATGACTTCTTGTAGAGCGATGCTTTCCTGAAGTCATCTACCAATCTTCTTAGATACTGTGGTTTGAGGATGTAGATCTCACGTTTCTTTTCATTCTCATAGGATTCATATTCGAAGTGAGTTACAGGTCTAGCTAACTCATTGCCAGAAACTTCTTTAATAGATCCACTGTCATTATATCTGAACCCAGTCTCTGTTACTTTATACCATGTACCATCTACTCTAGTCCAAGCAACACCTTCGATCACATAGTTATCGTCATCAATTTTTATATAATCGATGTCAGTCTCCACAGTATATGTTTGTTCGAAATCATATCTCACTTCTTGGATAGCAAATTGATCAAAGATTACTCCACTGTTTTCTTCTTGGAATAATCTAAATTCAGTTGTTGGAGTTCTTGCTGCTTCTGGAACAGGAATTGTGAAAGCATATGGTTCGT